GAGGTCACAGAAATAAACCCGCAAACTACCAATGATGCGGGGTTAGGGACTATGACGGGTTTAGTTCCAACCCTTAAGAGGGAAAAGGGTAATTACCCCATACGTATAGAGGGGCTGGGGAGTAACCCGGTGAACCCCCTAACCCCGCAGGACGTGTTGATGGGGGATGGGTGACGCCAGTGACACCGAGCGTGTGGCTGGGTGCCCTTCTCGATGTGCTGGGGAGTCAACCACTGGGCGGGTCACCTCGACAGTGCCCGGCCCACCACGATGCTTCACCGTCCCTCACGATCCGCACCAGTGGTACCGGGAGGCCGTTGGTCTACTGCCATGCCGGGTGTGGCTGGCGGGCGGTGCTGGCCGCTCTCGGTGTGCCGGGTGGGTGGTTGCATGGCGTGCCGGAGGGGGTGACACCGGAGGCGCACGCGGCCGAGTTCTGTGAACACCTCACGTTCCCGGCGGTGGAGCATGCGGGCGGGCACCCGGCGGCCGGCGGGTACCGACTGGAGGCGGTGCACGACTACCGGAGCCACCTGCTGGAGCGGTGGAGGCATCCGGCCACGGGACGCAAAGAGCTGCGGTGGTTCACCCGTGACGCCGCAGGGAACGCGATCCCCGGCCTTCGCGGGACGGCACTGCACGAGCTCCAGATGTACCGGGAATCGGAGGCGAGGGCCGCGCTGGCGATGGGTGAACCGGTGGTGCTGGTGGAATCGGAGTCGAGCGTGGATGCGATCCGGTCGGTCACCGCCACCACATGGGCCGGAAGTGCCACCAGTGTGCCGGTGCAGCGACTACAGGGCGCGCTGGGGGCCGACGGAGCCGGGGTGGTGCTGGTGCCGGACGCGGACGATGCGGGGATCACCTGCGCGGCCGGACTGCTGGCCACCTTCCCCGGGATGGGACTGCTGATGCCGGATGCGGGCGAGGATGCGAGAGACCTGTACCGACGTGTCGGCGGGCCGGAGTTCGAGCGGAAGGTGAAAGAGGTTCTGGGATGAGTGCAGGGGCAGGGGATGCGTTGCCGACCAACGCGGCCCGGCTGGTGCGCACAGCTGCCGGGCGGGGGTGGCCACCCGCTCCACCCGCGCGGTGGGTATGGACCCCGGCACGGGCGAGACGGTGGAGACGGTGGTGGTCCGACTGGCTGCCGGGCGGTGGCGCGCGTACGGGATGTGGAGACGTAAAGGCGAGAAATGGGGGTGGGTCGAAGGTCGGCAGGCGCACCTGATGCCGGGGGAGGACCGCAGGCTCGCCTACTGGCCGCGCAAGGTCGGCTACCGGGACCTGTCGGGGATGGTGGGGTGAACGACGAACGACCCCCGCTCGGCACGTGAGCGGGGGTCGTTCGGGTGGTGGGAGGGCGGGGGCTACGCCGAGAAGGGCGATCGGGCGATCGTGAGGCCGCGCCATTGCGGATGGTCGGGGGAGGTGACCACGACCATCCGTTCCTTCGCGAACCGGACGACCATCGGGGAACCCTTGGGGAGCGTGCTGACGAAAGGCTTCAGAAGGTCCGAGGTGAAGGTGACCTGACCGACCTCCGTCCGGTCATCGTCGGCCGGCCACATCCGACCGGTGTTCGGGTACGGGCCGTGGTCGTTCATCCGCCCACTGCTGGCCGCGATGAGTTCGCCGTCGGCGTAGGCGATCGCGCGGTCACCCTCCAGCCGCACCTCGATCGGCGCCGTCTTCTCCTCCTTCAAGATCCGCGACCATGAGTCGCGGTTGAGATGGTCCAGTCCGAACGCGAACGGCGCGGACACGGTGGCGTCGACCGTGTATTCGGACAGCGAGAAACTGTTGGTCGCGGTGAAGACGACGCGGCCGTCGGCGTGGGCCGCGACGTGGATCTGCTCCAGCACGCGGGCCGTGACGCTGGTCCTCCGCCACTTCTCCATGAACCGGTGGGTGAAGTTCAGCCCGGCCAGCAGGTCGGACGCCTTCGCGGTGAATTTCGCGGTGCTCACTTGGGGGTCCTCTCGGAACGGATGATCTCATGGGACAGCACGCGGGCGACCTCTTGGGCCTCCTCCAGCGTGGGGAAACCGTCGATCTTCTCGACCATCAGCGACGCGTTGACGGACTGCGCCACCCAGCACACGCGGTACTGGCGGGGGGTTTCGTCGTCCATCTGGACGGACTCGACGAACATCCGTCCCCCCAGCGGTCTCTTGCTATGGATGATCGCGTTGAACCAACCCATCGTGTTGCGGTCGAAGTAGTGGTTGCCGGAGTTGGCGAGCGCCACCTTCATGGCGGCGATGCTGGGATACCGGACCGCCGCGTCGGGGAGGAGGTCGGGCCAGTCCTTCACGGCCCTGTCGAAGTCCTCCGTGGCACCGGCCCGGCGGTAGGCGTCGCGGATCGCGTCGCGGACGGTGGTGGTGGTGGTGTCCATGTGGCACTCCCTCTGACTGGTGGTTCGTTGATGTCTCCACTATGTCCTAGTCCCGACGCATTGTCAAGCGGCGTGGGGAAAATTCTTGAACGCGTCGGAGCAGGTGCGGAGCACGCCGGTGGCATAGCATGTCTTCATGGGTGAGGTTGACTTGGAAAGATTCCGGCCGGGCCCGAACGGTGGATACCAGCCGAGGTGTCAGGCGACCGCGAAAAGTACTGGTAGGCAGTGCGGCGGGACGGCACTGCGCGATCAGAATTTTTGCAAGACGCACATCCGCCGATACGACGCGCCGGCCATCCGCATGCGGAGTTTCGCGGCCTCGATGGGCCTCACCGATGACACCATCGACCCTCAGGTTCTGATGCTGCGAGCGCTGGCACAGACGGCGCGGCGCGTACACATGGTGTCGCTGGAGGTCGCGGAAATGGCGGAGGCGAGCGACGGTCTGGCCGGCCTGCTCACCACATACACCGATGAGCACGGCCACGAGCGCGTGGGCGGCATGCACCCGCTCGTGGAATGGGAGCACAAGGAACGCCAGCTCCTTGCCCGGACGGCGGAGCTGGCGGTGAGGGCGAAACTGGGCGATCGGAGCATCGAGCTGGCGGAGCGGTACGTCGATGTTGTCGAGCGCGCGATGTCTCAGGTGTTCGCCCGGCTGGGGTTGACCGAGGATCAGCGCGCCGAGGCCACCGTCATTCTCGGTGAGGTACTGACGGAGGTCACCGCGTAGCTATCGCGCGTAGATTCACCAGCGATACCAGATGTACCAGATGTACCAGCGATACCAGATGTACCAGATGTACCAGCGATACCAGATGTACCGGCCGCGCGCGGGGCTATCGCGCTGTGTTTTTTTGCAGTTATCGCATTTTGATCGTGTAATTATCGTGTAATTATCGTGTTGCTATCGCGTAATGGTCGCGCTCCCCCGGGGTTTTCATCCCGGGGGAGCGACTCACTCCCTCCCACAACCCTGTCGGTGGTCCAAGTAAATTTCGTACTGTCCCCATCGGTCGATCACGACGGTCATGAGCGACCCGTCCCGTGCGGTGTGGGTCGATGTCTCCATCGGCATCACGAGCTGCCGAATGGCGTGCCCGCCGTTGAAGCCGGCCGCCCTGATTGTGGCGATGAGACTCGGATCAAAATCCACGTTGCTCCCCTTTTTTGAGTTGTCGTGCCCTGCTCGATGTCTCAATCATGGCAGACTCCAGACATGGTGTCAACCCCCTGCCGGGAATTTCTTCAACCGGCAGGGGGTGAGCTGGTGGGCTCAGTCGGCGACGTCGCGGCCCGGCCGCGCTCGGTACGCCTGCCGGGAAAGCTCGTCTGCCCGACGGAGGTCCGCAGCCGTCGCCACTCTCGGGGTCCATTCGTGCGGGTCATGTCCCAGCCACTGCGACTCGGGGTGATGACCGAGCAGCTCCAGACCGCACACGTCGCAGACCATGCCGTCCGCGTCCGACAGGACCTCGGCGATGGCATTGACGGTGGGCCGGTGCCTGTGCAGTGGGGTCATCGGTCTCAGGATGCTGGCATGCAGCTGTGCCATGGTGCGGGTCCTCTCGGCTCAGGGGGCGACGTCGGTCAGTGCGGCGAGCGCGTCGGCGTGCTGAGTGATCCATCGATCGACGGTGGCACGATCCTCGGCGGTGAGCGCGAGGTCGCCCAGTGTGGCCCCGTAGACCTCCGCGCCGTCCCCATCCAGATCAGGCAGGCCGCAGTGGGCGGTCAGGCGGCCGCCGTAGTAGTCGAGGCCGCGCATGCTGATCGGATTGAGCCACACGTCGGGGAGGTCGCCCGGGTCGGTGGTGGGGTCAGCGATGACGCGATCGACGGTGGCCGCCAGGAGGCCGTGTGCCCACTCTCGGGCGTCAGCCTCTCGCCGGCCGACGGCGACCCCCCATAGCTCAGCGGCGACGTCCTCCGGGGTCTCGCCCTCGGCGACCGAGCGACTCAGTCCGTCGCCGAAATCGCTGAGCATGAGCCCGCATCCGCACTGGTATACGTGGTAGCGGGCGGGCGCATGGGTGGCGAGGCCGTGGCCCTCGTGACCGAAATCGTCAGGGATCGTGACGGCGACCACGGGGTCGCCGGTGTCATCATCCCGGTACTCCTGCCAGCTGTGATCGAAGGTGCTCATATGGCGTCTCTCCCCTTTTCTCGGCCCGGCTAGAGGCCCTCGGCCTCGCTGACGATCATCCCGACAGCTGCCGCAGTGACGACCCGCTCGCTCTCGGTGAGGTCGATGCTCGACAGGATGCGCTCGGCGGCCCTGCAGTCGAGCCCGACGATCCCGCGCAGGATGTCGGACATCTCACCGGCGAGCTCGCGGACCGCCCGCTCGGCCCCGCGGGCGATGGGGGCGGCGTCGTGAGTGGGATGCATGCGCGGGAAAATGGCCTCGATGCTGGCCAGCTCTCTCACGGAGACGGCACCGCGATGCGCTAGGTCGCGGATGGTTCGAGCGGCTTCGTCGGTGATCGTGGCGGCAGTGCTCATGGTGGTGTGATCCTCTCGCGCTCGGTGGTGGTGGCGTCAGTGCCCGCGGGTGATGGGGCGTATCCCGGTGATGGCACGCATGGCCTGACTGGCCACGCCACGCCCGTGTGCATCGATGACGAGGCGGTGCGCGTCGCCCTTCTCCGCCAGGGCGGCGGGGGCGAGCGCGGACAGCGGGTGACCATTGGCGTCGATGTGGTCGGGACAGTAGCAATCGATCCGGCGGGTAGTGCTCATGGTGGTGTGATCCTCTCGCGCTCGGTGGTCAGCTGGTGGTGGTGGCGGCGTCAGTAGTCGACGCCGCGGCAGATCGTGACGGACCCGGGGATCTTCTCCCCGAGGTCGGTATACAGTCCGCCGACCCGGTCGCACTCCTCATAGGTCATGCCGGTGATGTCCAGCCGCTGGTCACCGCCGATCAGGTCGCACGGCGGGGTCTCGCCCCTCTCGACAGTGACGACGGTCGACCACTCAGGGCACTCCTCACGGTGATCGACGCTGGTGCTGGTGACGGTCGCGCCCGCATCGTCCGGGGTGGTGATGATCGCCAGTGCGGTGATCGCCACGAGCGTGGCCAGGACGGTCCACAGGATGGTTTTGGCGGTGCTGCGACGGCGGCGACGGGTGGTGCTGCGGCCGGTGGTGTGGCGGGCGGTGTAGGCCATGACGTGCTCCCCTGTGTCGGTGATGCTGTGCGGCGTGTTGATGTCTCCACTATGGCCCCATCCCGACATGCTGTCAAGCGGAGAGGGCCGTCGTTATCAATCTGTTACAATTCAGCTGCCGGATTCAAGAAGCGAAGCCGGGCCGCGCACATTGATCCGCGCGCCGGCGCGCCGGCGTGGGGGCGTGGGTGGGCACCCAAATTTCACAGAGTGAAATTCTGGAACCGGACCTAAATGATCTTGAAACTTTCCAATTTCACAGAGTGAAATTCTGGAACCGGACCTAAATGATCTTGAAACTTTCCAATTTCACAGGATGCAATCCTGGGGCCCGAGGTTCGCCAAGTTCACGAAGCCGCGAATGGGGGAATGGAGAACCCGCCGATCGCGCCTTGGGGGTGTCTGGGGCTTGGTGCGATCAGCGGGTCGTTGTCACACTATCATCGGAGCGTGGCCATGAATCCGTTCTCGTTCGAGCTGGAACCGGACGTCCCTATCGGTGCGTTCGTCGACCGACTCCGCGCACGCTCGGAGCCGAAGCCGATCGACAGGTGGTTGAACGATCCCATCGCGTGGATCGATGACGTGATCCGCTACCGCCCGAACGAGGGGTTGACCTCGTATCAGCGGGATGTGTGCTCGGAGCTGGCCCGAAAGCATCGTCTGGCGGTGCGTGGCCCTCACGGTCTGGGGAAGACGGCGATCTCGTCCAAGCTGGTGCTGTGGTTCGCGACCACTCGGGATCTGGCGGGACGGGACTGGAAGGTGATCACGACGGCGTCGGCCTGGCGTCAGTTGGAGATCTACCTGTGGCCGGAGATCCGGAAGTGGGCGCGCAGGCTCGACTTCACGGTCCTGGGCCGCCCGGAGTTCAATTCCCGCACCGAGTTGCTGGATCTGAGCCTGCGGCTGAACAACGGCGCCGCGAGCGCCGTCGCCAGCAACGATCCGGCCAAGATCGAAGGTGCTCACGCCGACAGCCTGCTGTTCCTGTTCGACGAGGCCAAGGCGATCCCGCCGGCCACCTGGGACGCTGCGGAGGGTGCCTTCTCGGGTGGTGAGGGGACGGAGGTGTACGCCCTCGCGGTGAGCACACCCGGCGGTCCGACGGGTCGGTTCTATGAGATCCACGACCGCCGACCGGGCCTGGAGGACTGGTCGGTCCGCCATGTGACGAAGAATGAGGCCGTGGCGGCCGGTCGGGTCAGCGAGAAGTGGGCGGAGCAGCGTCGCCTCCAGTTCGGCGAGGAGTCGGCGGCGTATAAGAACCGGGTGCTCGGTGAGTTCCACACCTCGGACGACGACAGCGTGATCCCGCTGGAATGGATCGAGGCCGCGAACGACCGGTGGCAGCGGTGGCATGACGCCGGGGAACCGATCTCGGTGGCCCATCGGCGGATCCTGGGGGTCGACGTGGCGGCCGGTGGCGAGGACTCGACGATCTTCGCGCACCGGTGGCGTCTGCGGGTGGGGTCGGGACAGGGCGACGACGACGGGGTGTTCCCGGATGTGATCGCGAGGCTGGAGGATCCGGGGTCGGGGTCGACGATGGTGACGACGGCGAGGGTGCAGGCCCTTCTCGATGCGCGGACCACGGCCATCGTCGACAGTGCTGGCGCGGGTATCGGCGTGTACGACCGGCTCCGGGAGCTGGAGGAGGGGGTGATCCCGTACGTGGGTGCCGCCGGGACCCGGTTCCGGGACGCCACACAGTCCTACGAGTTCACGAACGTGCGGACCGCGGCCTACTGGTATCTGCGGGAGGCGTTGGACCCGAGCCGGAACGCGGTGCTGTCGCTGCCGCCCGACGACGGGCTGACGGGCGACCTCACGGCACCGAGGTACACGGAGTTGACGGGGCGCCCGCCGAAGATCCAGCTGGAGCGGAAGAAGGACGTGGTCAAGCGACTGGGCCGGTCCCCGGACCGTGGCGACGCCGTGGTGATGGCGATGTGGGCGGACCGCTCGCGGACGGCGTCGGCGGTGTCGTCGGGTGCGAGCACCCTCGCGAATGCACCCAGCCTGACCGGTGGCCGTTCGTCGTCGACCATCTTCAACAGCTCCGGCCCTGCGAGGATGGGGTCGGTGTTCGGGAACGAGGGGATGGGCAGGAAGGTGGTTCCGCCGTGGATCAGGTGATGGTTGTGGTGCTGGTGGCGTTGGCGACGGCGCGGATCACGCGACTGGTGATCTCCGACCGGGTGACGGGTCGACCGCGACGTGCGGTCCAGGACTGGTCGGAGGCGCGATGGGAGGGCCGCCAGGGGCGTGAGCCGGACCCGAACGAATGGCAGTCCCCGGTGGCCTATCTACTGTCGTGCCCGTGGTGCATGTCGGTGTGGGTGGGGGCGGCGGTGACGGCGGCGACCGACCTGGTGACGGATGTGCCGCTGCCCGTGTTGACGGCACTTGCTGCGAGTATGGTGACCGGTGTCATCCTGCGGGGGGGGGCGTCACGATAGGGCGTCACCTCGCGCCACATCGTCACTGCCGCCACCGCAACCGTCGACCTTTGGAGTAGGAGGGTTCCCGTGGGCGTTCTTCCGCAGTTCAATGCCTTGACGGCGAGCGCGTCGATCTTCCCCGCCCGGTACCGGAGTCAGCCCACCTATGAGGGATGGCAGGATCAGGCGTGGGAGTTCTTCGATACGCTGGGCGAGCTGGAGAACGCGGTCACGTGGAAGGCGTCCGGGGTGTCCCGGGTCCGACTTCTCGCCGCGGAGGTCCCTCCGGGGTCGGACGCCCCGGTCGAATTGAGGTCGGGGCCGGCGGTCGAGTTCATGCAGAGGTTCGCCGGCGGGACCGGCGGCCAGTCGCAGCTCCTGCGGCTCGCGAGCGTGCACCTGAGCGTGCCCGGCGAGTGCTGGATGGTGGGTGAGCAGACCTCTGCGGGCGAGACGTGGAGGGTGTATTCGGCCGATCAGCTGAAGGTGAGCAGCAAGAACCAGTTCAAGGTTCAGGAGAGCGAGAGCAGTTGGCGCGCCCTCGACCCGAACTCCCTGGTGGTGCGGGTGTGGGACCCGCATCCGCGGCAGGACTGGCGGGCCGACAGTGAGACGCACCATGCGATGGGTGCGCTCCGGGAGCTGGATCTGGCGAACAAGCGGATCATGGCGGAGCTGACGAGCCGTCTGGCGATGAACGGGATCCTGCTGTACGACAAGCAGCGACTCAGCTTCCCGTCGGCCGGCCAGCCGTCGGACGGCGACGTGGACCCGTTCGCGGCGATGCTGGTCGCGACCGGCAGTCACGGCATCGCGGACCCGATGTCGGCGTCGGCGGTGTTCCCGATCCCGATCGGTTTCGACCTGGGCGACACTCCGATGTCGGACATCGACCCGGAGATGCTGTTGCGGCTGATCAAGGTCACCGAGTCGTTCGACCCGAACCTGATGAGCGAGCGGGACACCGCGATCCGGCGGGTCGCGACCAACGTCGACATGCCGCCGGAGATCCTTCTCGGGATGGCGGACACGAACCATTGGGGCCAGTGGTTCGTGGAGGACACGGCGATCAAGATGCACGTCTCCCCGCGGATGGAGACGATCTGTCACGCACTCACGGAGGGGTATCTGCATCCGGCGCTGGATGCGATCGGCGAGTCGAGGGTGGGTGAGAACGGCGGCCAGATCGTCGTCTGGTACGACCCGTCGGAGATCTCCACCAAGCCGGACAAGTCGCAGAACGCGCTCCGGGTGTACGAGTTGGGTGAGCTGTCCGGCCGGGCTCTCCGCCGCGAGACGGGGTTCTCGAACCTCGACGCTCCGACCGGGAAGGAGTGGCGGGAGTGGATCCTGCGGTTCCTGGCTCGGCAGCGGGAGACCGCGCCCGCGGTGCTGGAGTCCATCGGGGGTGGGTCGATCGGTGACGACGGGGAGCGCGACCCGGGTCGCCCGGAGGTGGACGGGGTGGACGAGACGCACGTCCCCACCGACGAGACCCGCGACGCTCCTGACCCGAACGACCACCGGCGCCGGCCGGGCGGGGGCGACAGTGGTTCGGTGTCACTGGACACGTTCAGCGACGAGGATCTGGTGGCGGAGTTGACACGTCGGATCGAGAACGCCCCGAAGGTGTCACAATGGTTCGAGCACACGGCGATGACGGAACCGGTTCGCGTCACGCCGAAGCGTCGTGACAGCAGTGAGGATGTGGCGGGATGAGCAGCAGTTTCCGGGACCGGTTCGCGTCGATGATCGCGTCCGGCGAGGCGAAGGCGATCCGACTGCGGGCCCGGTGGTCGCAGAGGCAGGTCGCCGATGTCCTGGGGATCTCGACGTCGGCGGTGACCCGATGGGAGGCGGGGGAGCGCATCCCGAACCGGTATCTGGCCACGGAGTACCTGCGCCTGCTGTCGGATCTGGACGCGGACCATCCCGTCGTCGCCGCGGACGACGATGGTGAGGCGGCCTCCCTCTCGGAGGGGATGCATCCTTTCTCCGGCGTGATGGTCACCGAGGGGACGTGGACCGGGGACGGTCGCATGTTCAGCGAGGGCGCTCTCGGCTGGCCGGAACCCGCGGAGGTGAACATCCCGCTCCAGTGGCAGAAGGAGACGAGCCACGGCGGGATCAACGATGTCACCGTGAACGTGGGCCGCATCCTGAAGGTGTGGCGCGACGGCGACGACGTGTACGGGTCCGGTGTGCTGGACGCGAAGTCCCCGGACGGCGCGGAGGCGTTCCGGCGCATGTCCACGGAGCCGCCGACCCTCTCGGGCGTGTCGATCGTGGCCGACGACCCGGACAACGGGGATGTCGAACTGCATTACGAGGGCGACCAGGTGGTCGGCATCGAGTTCAGCTCGGGCCGGATCCGCGCGCTCACCCTCGTGGACGTCCCGGCGTTCGTCACCGGGCAGATCGCGCTGGAGGTCGTCGAGGAGGATCCCGACGATGACCTGTCGCTCGCGATCCGGATCGCAGATGAGGGTCATTTCGGTTCCAGCAACTCCACCACGGATGCGTCGTGGAGCGGTTCGACCTCGCGGTTCACCGATGAGCAGTACGAGCGGTCCGCGGCGGCCTGCGATGCGGGCGAGGGGACTGTGAAGGAGCGGTGCTTCCTCCCCCATCACGAGCCGGATGGGACGTTGAACCTGAACGGGTTGTCGGCGGCGGCGGGCCGGGCGGACCAGACGGAGCATTCCCCGGAGGCGGTGGCCCGGGCGAAGGCGCATCTGCGGTCGCACTATCGGACACAGGGCCTCCAGGTACCCGAGGGTATCGCTGCGACCGCCGACGAACTGGCATATCTGAGCGGAGAGGTGCTTTCGATGGGCGGGTCGGGCCGGGAGGGCGACGACGGGCTGGACCAGTTGCGGACGATGGTGGCCGCGGCCCATTCGATCGAGATCCCGGAGCGGCCGCCGGCCTCCTGGTTCGAGGAGCCGTCCGGCCTTCCGGACATCGGCGGCATCCAGGTGACCGACGACGGTCGGCTGTTCGGACTGCTGGCGCCGCGAGGGGTGGGACACCGGTCGTTCCGGGACCGCCGGGTCACGGTCCCGATGGGGAACGTGGACTATTCGCGGTGGATGTCGCGGACCACGATCGTCGACGGTGGGGATCGTATCGCGACGGGCGCCATCACGATGGAGTGCGGTCATGCACCGACCTCCACGGGTGTCCGCGCGTCGGACGCGTCCGATCACTACGAGAACTCGTGCTCGGTGGTGGCGACGGCGCGCATCGGCGAGAACGAGCACGGCGTGTGGGTCGCCGGCGCACTGATGCCGGACGTGAGTCCTGCTCAGGTGGCGCGGATGCTGGCGTGCCAGTTGTCCGGGGATTGGCGTCCACACCAGGAGCAGAGGGGTGTTCGGGAGTTCGTCGCCGCGCTCCTGGTCCCGGTGCCCGGTTTCCCGGTGGAGGCGTCGTCGGCGTCGATCCGGATCACCGACGGCCAGCTGGTCGCGTCGGCAGCTCCGGTCCAGTGGTACGCCACGGGCGCACTTCTCGACGACGAACCGACCGAGGATTCGGAGGGGGAGTCGATCGACGGGCCGGAGTCGATGGACCAGGACCTCCCGACCTGGGATGAGGTCCTGGAGCGCAAGGAGCGGGCCGCCAGCGTGGCCTCGCTGATGGCAGAGATCGAGAAGGGAGACTGAGTCATGGGGTGCAACTGCGGGAAGAAGAGGCAGACCGTCGTGTCCGTGTCGCAGGCGAAGGCCGCGGCGGCCGGCAAGGCGGACACGGAGAAGGACAGGGGCGCACGTAAAGGCAAGTAGGGCTTACACTTCGACCAGTAAGTTTGTCGCGATCTGTAGCCGGAGGGCATAACCATGTCTCTGAACGTCGACAGCCTGCCGGTGGACGCGGCAGAGTTCCAGGCGTACCTCGACGAGCTGCGGTACGAGCAGCTCCCCACTCTCGGTGAGGCGTTGGAGGCTCGCGCTCGCGAACTCCAGGCACCTGCCGCCAACGACCCCCACTCGGATGCGCTCCAGCGGCTCCAGTCCATCAAGGACCAGGTGGTCGCACTCCGCGCCGAGATCGCCAAGCGCGATTCGGATGCGACGGCCGCCCGGGTGGAGCAGGCGGCGGAGGCGCATCGTCGCGCCCTCGCGGACCTGTCCAAGACCATCTTCGGCGGCAGTGGCGACACCGACGCCGAGGACACCGACTCCGGGACCGACGATTCCGGAACCTCCGGCGATGCCACGGTGGAGGGCCTGGCGGAGACTTTCGCGAAGGTGCTCACCCGGGGCATGGAGCGGGCCGAGGTCGTCGTCGCCAGTGGCCGCGACCTGAACAAGCATGTCCGCAACATGCCTCTCGGCGCGATCGGCCGCAGGGTCGACCCGTCCAAGATGCCGGCACGCAAGGAGGCGGTGCTGGTCGCCAGCGCCGACATCCCGGGCGTGGCGAAGAACGGTCGCGTCGCAGGCATCGAGCAGCTGGTCAAGCTCATGGGCGACCGTGCCAGTATGATGAGCGTCACCCATGGGAACCAGAACCGGGTCGCGGTGGCGAAGCTCCAGCGGGATCACGCCTTCCGACTGAGCCTCGACTCCACCCCGGACGAGGTCAACGAGGTTCTGACGGCGGCCACGGACACCGACGCGCTGGTCGCGGCCGGTGGCTGGTGCTCCCCGTCGGAGGTCTCCTATGACTTCTTCAACATCGTGGCCGAGTCGGGCCTGCTGGACATCCCCACGGTCGGTGTACTGAATCGTGGCGGCTTCCGCTGGCCGACCTCCCCGGCAATCTCGTCCATCTTCGGTTCCGACGCCCTGTGGACCTGGACCGAGGACGACGACATCTCCGCGGCCGAGGACGGCGGCCAGACCAAGACCTGCGCCCGGGTGCCGTGTGCGGGCTTCGACGAGGTTCGCGCCGAGTGCGACGGCCTCTGCGTGACCGCCGGCAACCTCACGGACTACGCCTATCCGGAGCTGATCGCGAACTACCTGCGACTGGTGATGGCGGCGCGGGCCCATGTCACCAACCAGTCGGTGATCGCGCAGCTGGAGGCGGCCTCCGACGCGGCCAGCTACTCCCCGGGCAACGGCGAGAATGCGACCAGTGCCCTGCTGTCCGGCCTGGAACTCCACGCCGTGGACTACCGGAACCGGTTCCGCATGTCGGGGTCCTCGATCCTGGAGGGCGTCCTCCCTGAGTGGGCGCTGGGCACCATCCGGGCCGACCTGGCGAACCGGGCGAACGTCGCGCTCATGTCGGTCACCAACGGCCAGATCGCGGACTGGTTCAACGAGCGCCAGATCCGCATGCAGTTCGTGCAGGACTGGCAGTCCGGCTTCTCGGGTGAGCCGATCGGTGCGCCGAACGCCCTGCCGACCGCATGGCCGAGCTCCGTCGACGCAATGCTGTACGCGCCGGGGACGTTCGTCCGCGGTCAGGCGCTCCAGCTCAACCTGGGCGTGGTCCGCGACTCGACCCTCAACGAGACGAACGACCACACCGCGGCCTGGATGGAGGACTGCTACGCGGTCGCGAAGGTCGGCCACGAGTCCCGGCTCGTGTCCATCGACCTGTGTGCCTCGGGCGAGACCGGCGGCATGAACGTCGCCTGCGGTTCGTAAAGGCCGCAGGGTCCCATCCGCCAGCAGACCGTACGGACAGGTAGGAGCGAGAAGTGAGCAACGGGCGCGCGATCGTCGAGCAGTCCTCGTTCGAGCCGCTTCCGTACGGCCTGCTGTCGGTGGCGACCGACCGGAGCGCGTCGGCACCGAACCACTGGGCCGCGGGGGTGACCTGGGACGAGCACTGCCCGGCCGGGTCCTCCACGTTCGACCGGTGCCTGGTGCTGGCGCGCGACGGGTCGACCGAGAGCACCACGACGGCACCGACGCCTGCGAGCAAGGGTCAGTCCGATTCGACCACGTACCGGTCGAGGGGTGCCGTCCCGTTCACGGTCGTGTACGAGCTGGATTGCTCCACCCCGGGATTCTGGGACCAATCGGAGCGACGCGCCCGTGAAGGCTTGGTCCGGGACGAGTCCCGTCAGGTGGAGGCCGTCCTCTCGCAGGGCGTGACCGGCGCGTCGTCGACCGCGGTCGTGTGGCCGCATCTCGCGGCGGACACGGCACTGGTGGACACGACCGGTGCGATCCTCCAGCTTCCGGCCACCACCCCGCTCTCCGGGACGGCCACCGACATCGTGTCGGCGGTCCGGTTCCTGGAGCGTGGCCTGGCGTCCTGCTACGGCGGCGTCGGCGTCATCCACGTCCCCGCCGAGGTGTTCACCATCATGGACACCGAGGACCTGGTGCGTCGCGACGGTGGCGCGCTCTACAGCCCGGGTGGGCATCGGATCTCGGTGGGTGCCGGGTACACCGGCGGGGCACCGGACGGCTCGACCGACGAGGACGAGCCGTGGATCTACGGGACCGGCCCGGTGTGGTTCTACCGGGGCGATGTGACGGTGTTCGATCGGGGCGACTCCCTGGACCGGAGCGTCAATACGGTGCAGGCGATCGCGGAACGGACGTACGTGGTCGGCTATGACTGCTGCCTGTTCGGCGTCGCGGTGGATCTGGGAGAGGTGTAGGGCATGGCTGGATTCACGAACATGGCCGAGGTGGAGATCCTGGACGGCATCTTCACCGGCTGGGTCGGCTACCCGTCGCTGTGGGTGGCACTGTCGACCACGGTCCCGGATGATGATGGGACCGGCTTCACTGAGGCGACCGGCGTGGACTACGCGCGGGTCGCGGTGACGGACTCCGACTTTGCGGCGGCGTCGGCAGGTGCTCCGTCGACACGGAACTCGTCGTCGGCGATCTCGTTCCCGGTCGCGGGCGGTGACTGGTCGTCGGGCAGCAACATGGTGGCCTTCGGTCTGTTCGACGCAGCGACCGGAGGGGATCTGGTCGTCGTCGGCTCGGTCACCTCTCCGAGGGCGATCCTGTCCGGCGATCAGGCCACGTTCGGCGTCGGTGACCTCACGATCCGCCTGGGCGACCCGAGCGACTTCTAGGAGGGGGTGACCGGCGTGACCGTCACCCGGTTCGACGGAACCACCCTCCCGGCCGGCTGGTCGGCAGTGACGCCGACCGGTTCCTCGGTGACCGTCGGTGACGGCTACGCGTCGGTCGCCTCCGACGCCGGGATGGAGTTCGACAGCCTGTCGAGTGCCGTCATCATCCCGGAGGGCCCCCGTCTGGTCACTCCCGTGTCGGGCGCGTTCGACCATGCGGTCGCGTTCGCGAACGCGGCCTACTGTGCGGTGTTCCAGGGGTTCGAGGTCACCGCGATGGACGAGGCCGCCGGGCACGGCGTGCGCTGGTCGCAGTACGTCAACGCGATCACCAATCGGAACACCCTCTGGTACGCCTACTACCGTGACGCCACCGCAGCGTCCGGCCCGTCGCCGACCCCACCTCCGACGAACCTGTACGGGGCGAGGTCGTGGCTCCGGATGCGATGGGACGGGGTGGACACCTGGGAGTTGATGAGTTCCCAGACGGGGAAGCCGGGGACGTGGTTCACGCACCGGACCATCACATGTGGCGTGGTCCCGACCACGTTCCAGATAGCGCTCACCGCGCACAACGCCGACTCCGATCCGCGGGTGATGCGTGTCGCGCTCATGGTCGACATGGCCGGCCGGTCCGATGATGCGACCACCGACCCGGGGGAGTTGGGGACCACCGACCTGTTCGACGCGGACCTGTCCGGGACGTCCCTGCCGACCGGCCTGACCGCGCAGGCCGACCTGGGTGGCTCGGTGACGGTGGGCGGTGGCCATGCGCGGATGTCGATGGACACGTCGACGCCGGACTCGTACGCCTGGCTTCTCGGTCCCGACAACCTCCCGGAGGATCATGGGCTGTTGATCCGGTACCGGTTCCCGCAGCCGTCGGTGATGAACTCGTTCGCGGCCCCCGGTATCCGGGGCTCCCTGACCACGGACCTTCCGTCCGGGTCGAGGGTCCTGCCGGACAAGTACCGTCCGGGGACCGGCCTGATCGTGGAGGTGAACGGCGCCGGGTCCTACGGCGACATCGTGCGCCTGCTGACCACCCATCCGGTCCCGAGGACCGCCGACTACGGGTCGGCGCGGGAGTTCTTCGGTTTCTCCATGCTCGTCGAGGATCTGACCTCCCCGATCGACGGATCCGGTGGCGATTGGGTCTGGTTCCGGATGGAGGCGATCGGGGGGTACTTCCGGGCCCGGGCGTGGATGGACGGCGACCCGGAACCGACGGCCTGGCTGTGGGAGGGGGAGGACCACACCCAGCGGGGCACGCAGGCCGCGATCTCCTGGTCGCACAACGACGCCACCAGCGGCGGGTCCGCGGACTTCGACGTGGATCGGTTCCTGCTGTATGCGGTGGGCCGCTCCCCCATCGAGTTCGCCGCGGCGGCGGATTCGGCGTCGGACGCGTCCGGGACACTGGCGGGAGCCCCGCCGGAACCGACCGCGACCCTGGTGGACACTTTCACGGGCACCGACAACACCTCGCTGACGACCCATGACCCCGACATCGGCGATCCGGGCTCGTGGACGATGATGGGGTTCGGCACCGGCGGCGGGGATTCGCCGGACGGCGACCTGGAGATCATCAACAACGAGCTGCACACATTCCCGACCGGGCCACGGTCCTACCGCAACGAGACGGACCCGGGCGCCGACGAGTACCGGATCACGGCGACGCTCAAGTTCGGAGGGTCCGCCGGGTCCCGGTACCTGTGGTTGCTGGCCCGGATGTCCGAGAACGGGACCGCGGACGGCGACGTCGATCGATACATGGTGTTCGCCCAGAACGACGGGTCCCAGCAGTGGGTGCTCTACGGGGTGATCGGCGGGAACCTCGTTCAGTTGGACCAGTCGTCGGCGTCGCTGGCCGGTGCGATGTTCGCCGTTCGCGTCGATGTGCTGTCCACCGGGATCGACGTGTACGCCGACGACGGGACCGGGGAGCAGTTGGTCCTGTCCACGTCGGACACCCAGATCACCGCGAGGGGCCGCGTCGGCATCGGCGCGGACAACTCCGAGCCCGCCGACCAGCAGTGGATTGACGATCTGACCGTGGAACCGATCGGGCAGCCGGTGGTGTCGCTCGCAGGCGTGGCCGACTCCGCGTCGGACTCCGCCGGTGCCACGCATCTGGTGCGGTCGCTCGCGGGCGTGATGGATTCGGCTTCGGACGCGGTCGCAGTGTTCCCGGTTCCGGCGTCCTTCGTGGGCGTGATGGATTCCGCGTCGGACTCGGACGGCACGGCCCACCTGGTGCGGTCGTTCGCGGGCGTGATGGATTCGGCTTCGGACGCGGTCGGCGCGACCGATCGGTTGCGGTCCCTCGCGGGGGTGGCCGATTCGGCGTCGGATGCGATGGTCCGGTTCGGGACGGTGGTCCTGCTTCTCGCCGGTGTGGCTGATTCGGCGTCGGACGCGGAGGCCCGGCTCGGCAGGCCGCCGGGGTCGACCCGTCCGATCCAGCCGACGGCCGAGCTCCGTCCGCTGCAACCGATAGGATGAGGTCATGTCGTTGCTGGATACGGGCCCGTGCCAGAACTGGCCGGTGTTGTGCGACAGCTTCCCCGACGACCCCACGCCGGCGCAGCAGGACCTGATCGACCAGTCGGTCCAGATCGCCACCGAGGTGCTGTGGAACCGGACCAAGCGGCGGTTCGGCACCTGCGAGATGACGTTCCGTCCATGCCGTGAGGGGCGCGGCCCGATCCCTCTCGGCTGGACGAACGTGACCGGGTGGACGTGGCCCTTCCCGGCGCTGATCGGCGGTGCCTGGTTCAATCTGGCGTGCGGGTCATGCAGCGTGGGATGTTCGTGTTCCCGGGTCAGTCAGGTTCGCCTGCCGTATCCGGTGGCCGAGGTGATCCAGGTCCGGGTGGATGGTGCCGTTCTGCCGTCGTCGGCGTACCGGGTGGACGACCATCGGTTCCTGGTGCGGGTCGACGGTGGGTCCTGGCCGCGGACCAACGACCTGTCCCTGGATGATGACCAGCCGGGCACCTGGAGCGTCACAGCCACGTACGGGGAGCAGGTGCCGTCGCTGGGTTCGCGGGCGGCCGGTCAGCTCGCCTATGAGATCTACCGGTCGTGTCCGGGGTCCGGGTCGAACGGTCAGTGCGCCCTACCCGCGTCGACGGTGCGCCAGGTCACCCGTCAGGGGGTGACCGCGGTGTTCTTCGACGCGGAGACGGCGTTCGCGAACGGCAAGGTCGGCCTCTACTATCCCGACCTGTTCATCTCCACGTACAATCCGACTAACAGCGGTGTTGCCAGCGTCTACGACCTTGATGGACCCCGACGCCGCAACGCGGGCAGCCTGCCCGGGCCGACGCACTGAGAGGTTGAACGATGGCCAACATCAACTGCCCGAGCTACGTGCAGGCATCCACCGCGCGGGTGACCCGGCTCACTTCCTGCGGCGAGCCGGACCTGGAGGCCACCTGCGGCTACGCGGTGTCGGACGGGTGGATCCAGATCTCCGCGACCCCGAACGTGGAGGACCCGGACGAGTTCAAGCAGAAGAACGCATCCGGCAAGTACCTGGTGAACCAGCGGTCCCTGCCGCTGTTGAACTGGGTCGATCTGACCATCCAGTTCCAGCGCGTCGACTTCGAGCTGTGGAACATGATCACCGGCAACCCGATCGTCTTCAACGACGCATCGTCGCCGCTGGCGATCGGTACCGGCCTCACGGAGTCCTCTTTCGCGACGGCGAACTTCTCGCTGGAGACGTGGATGAACAACTCCGAGGAGGAGTGCGACTCCGTCGGTCTCCCCTTCTACGGGTACAACCTGTGGCCGTGGGTGGTGGAGGGCTACGTGTCGGAGGAGGTCGTGATCGCCAACGACCTGATCACCTTCACGGTCGCCGGCCGGACCCGTCGCGGTACGCCCTGGGACGTCGGCCCGTACGATGTCCTCCTGGACACCGCCGGGGACCCGAGTCCACTGTTCGAGCCGATCCCGACGGACGCACACTGGTGGGGCCCGATCCAGACCCAGATCGCGCCGCCCGAGCCCGCCTGTGGGTGCAGCGCGCTCCCGGCATCGTAGGTCTGACCCGTGGCACTGTCCGATCCGGTCGCCAAGCCGCTGGCGGATGCCCTCCTGGCCTGCCTGTGTGAGCAGGTGCAGTTGCTGGAGCATCCGCCGGCGAAGTGCTGCCTGCGCACCGGTGACGTGGTGAACTACTTCATCAGCCCGGACAGCGACGAATGCTGCGACGGCCTGGCATGGGTCCGGGTGACCGGCGTCAATCCGGGGTTCCCGGCCCAGATCGAGACGGTGTCGGCGAACAACGATATCCCGGTCTGGTCGGTCGGCCTGGAGATGGGCATCGCCCGCTGCGGCTTCGGTGACCCGTCCTACATGCCGACGTGCGACGACTGGACGGACAAGGCCCACGACGTGAATGACGACTGGTGGGCGATGTTCCAGGCGTATTGCTGCTTCACGAACGGGAAGGACGAGCGCGGCCTCGATCGCCGCGGCAAGGTGATCCCCGGGCAGTGGACCCCGATGTCGCTGGACGGTGGGTGCGTGTCGAGCATCCTGCCGCTGACCGTGAAGGCGTCACCATGCCTGTGCTGATCCGGTACGACCACTACGGGCCCATCGCCACCGAGGTGGGTCGACAGGCCGCGATCCGGATGGTCCGCGGCACCACCCGCATGGTGGCCCTGGATGCACAGACGACGGTCCCGTTCGTGACGGGCAGCCTCTCGCGGTCGCAGTACCAGAACGTCGACATGGCGGGCCTGCGGATCGTCGGGGAGGTCGGCTATCGGTCCGACCATGCGATGGCGGTCCACCAGGGTGCCAGACCGCATGTGATCCGGCCGCGCAACCCCGCCGGCGTGCTCCGCTTCACGATCAACGGCCGGACCATCGTGACCAAGAAGGTGAACCACCCCGGCTACGGGGGGAACCCGTGGCTCCAGCGTGCCCTCTGGCGGCAGGCGTCCCGTGACGGGTTCTCGGTCGGTCGGCCGATGCTTCCCCGCGGATAGATGTCACGGTGTAACCTCTGTCCTATGACAGCGGTTACCGTGGGGAAGTTCAAGGGCGTCGAGGTCCGGTTCAGGAAGCCCACCTCGATGCAGCTCGCAGCGTGGGGTCGCACCGAGCGGATGCTCTCGGCGATCGGCGACGGCGACGGCGAGATGGGCGACGATGAACTGAAGAAGTTCTCGGGCCTGCTGGACCGGCTGTGTCGTCTCGTGCTCGCCCTGGTCGAGACCGAGGACGACAAGGAATGGCTGGACGGCCTGATGGTCGACGGCGATCTGACCGACGACGACCTTCTCGAACTGGTGCAGATGGCACTCGGCAGGGAGGGCGACGGTGGCCCCGCCAAGAAGGCGCGCCGAACCGCGCAGTAAGGGTACGGCCGTCCCCGGGCCCCGGACGAGCGATCCGCTCGCATCCTTCAAGGTCTGGGGGGTGGAGGTGCTGGTGCGGCACCGCGGTGACACCCACGTCGTGAAGATCCCACCCCGGCCGGCGGTCGACTGGATCACCGCGGTACTCGACGACGGGCTGGTCGACCTGTTCGACGGACCGTCGTCGGAGCTTCTGACCGACCTGCATCTGGACGGCGTCGACATCGACCCCGTGGTCCTGGACGCGTTGACCGAGGTCTCAGGTCGACCCTGGTACGTCGCGCTGCGCCTGCTGATGGGGCTCAACGGTGATGACATGCGGGGTGAGGTCCTGTCCCGGATCGACATCGCCACCGCGCCGCTCGGTGCGGTGCTCGACGTGATCTACGCGCTCGCGACCCGAGGCATGGACAACGAGGGTCGGACCCGGTTCGAGGCGCAGCTGTCCGCCGAGGTGGCCATGGTTAACGGTGACCCCCGCGATCGGGCCCAGCAGATGCGGCAGTTGTCGCGCGAGCGCGCGCAAGCCGCCGGAATGCGGTCCGTCGAGACACCCCCCACAGGTCCGCGATGGCCCCCGAGGCACCCCCGGGGCGAGAGGTCGAGCGTGCCCACGCCGCCACCATCAGGGTCGCCCGGTCCTGGTCCGGGTCGCTGACCAGTCGACGGTAGTAGGCCTCGTTCGGGTGGTCGTCGCCGAACCGGAAGCCCGCCGCGACCTTCACGGCCTGCGACACCGGCATGCCCTTGAGTTCGCGGATCTGGTCACGCAGGGTGAACCCCTCGCGTCCTTTGAAGGCGATCTCGGCGATCCGGCCGTCCGGGTCCAGGTTGATGCGGACCGTGAAGGCCGACCCCTTGTCGGAGAGGACCACGCCGTCGCTGGTCACTCCGGTGAGGGCTTTCGACAGGTCCATGTCACGCGCCGCCGAATGTCACGGTCGTCATGGTGCGCATCCTAGCGTCACACTGGGATACTGGTTGACATGTCGACGGTAGGTCAGGCGTCGGTCCGGATCGTCGCCGACGCACGCGGATTCTCCCGGGACGCACAGCAGTCCATCCAGCGGGAGCTGAACAGGGTCGACACCGACGGGGCGTCGCGCGGCCTGGCCCGCCGGATGGGTCAGTCGATGCGCAGCGCCATGTCGAGCGCCGGAAGCCTGGGCGCCGGCGGCCTGTACACGGCCTTCCGGCTCGCCCTGGTCCCGTTGATCCTGAGCCTGATCGCGCTCCTGCCCGGGCTGGGCGCGGCGGCCGCCGGTGCCCTGGTGTTCGGGTTCGGTGGCGTGATCGCCGGTATCGGCATCTTCGCCGCCGCGCAGTCCGAGAAGGTCCGGGACGCGTTCAAGGAGCTGGCCAAGAACGCCAAGTCGATCTTCAAGGAGATCTCGACCCCGTTCGAGGACGCGCTCGTCCAGATCTCCAAGTCGGCGAACAAGTCCCTGGGCACCTGGTCCAAGCCGCTGTCCAAGGCGTTCGCGGACATGGCCCCGACGGTGTCCCGGTTCGCCGATGATCTGATCAGGGCGTTCGAGTCCCTGATCCCCGCGATCCAGCCGCTCACCGACGCGTTCGACGACCTCCTGAGTGAGTTCGGCCCCGAGCTGGCCGAGGTGGTGTTCCCGGCCCTCTCGGACGCGCTGATCGAGCTGTCGCGGTTCGTCAGCGAGAACGCGGACCTCGTGTCCGGCTGGCTGGGGAAGGTCCTACTGATCATCCCCGCAGTCATCGATGTGGTGACGTGGCTGGGTGAGCTGGCCGCATGGTTCTCGGAACATCCTGCCGCGATCGACGCCGCGATCTCGATCATCGTGGGTGCGTTCACGGTCGCCGCGGTCGCTATCGGTGCCGCCATCGCGGCGGCCATCGGGTCGATCGGCCTGATCATCGGCGCGGTCGCCGCGGTCGCGACCTTCGTGTACCGGAACTGGGACGAGATCTCGGCGTTCCTGAAGGAGACCCTGGACAAGGTCGTCAACTGGTTCAAGGAGACATGGGAGTCGATCTCCAACGGCGTGAAGGAGTGGATCAAGTTCGTCGGGGATCGGTTCCGGCAGATGGGCACGGACATCCGGAACAAGTTCAACCAGATCAAGCACACGATGATCACCACGCTCCAGTCGGCGTGGTCCACCATCACCGGCTTCTTCACCAACTCGATCAGCACCGTGGTCGAGAAGGTGACCGGGATGGGGCGGTCCATCCGTCAGGGGTTCAACCGGGTCGTCGACTTCTTCAAGAACCTGCCCGACCGGATCGGCCGGGCGGCCAGGGGTATGTGGGACGGGATCTGGGAGACCTTCAAGGGCGCGATCAACAAGATCATCGGCGCGTGGAACGGCCTGGAGTTCACCACCGGGTCGATCGACACACCGCTCGGCAGCATCGGCCCGTACACGCTGGGCGTGCCGAAGATCCCCTATCTGGCCAAGGGTGGCCTGGTGAACCGGTCCGGACTCGCGATCGTCGGCGAGGCGGGACCTGAGCTGGTCGCACTCAACCGCGGCGCGATGGTCCAGCCGCTCCCGAGCAACGGCGGGTCGACCGGCGGCGACTTCACCGTCCACGTCTACATCGGGGATCGTGAGCTGACCGAGATCGTGGACGTCGAGATCGAGGAATCCAACGAACGGACCCGGCGACGGGCGGAGGGCGGTGTGCGGTGGCGATGAACCTCACGTTCTTCGACACGACCTGGTACGTGGAGGTCGAGCTGGAGGACATCGCCGACGGGACCGTGAAGGTCGAGCGGTCCTACCTGACCCAGGACGGCCCCTGGATGCCGGTCCGTGGTGGCGTCACCGTGCCCGTGAACGGCGGGGACGTGTCCCTGAACGACTGGGAGTACGCCGACGGCGTGCCCAACTGGTACCGGGTGACCCGGCTCGACCCCGACCCCGGCCTGATCCTGGACGGCGAGGACGGTGCGTTCGCGGCAGCGCCCGACCGGGCCGAGCTGGACATCACCGGCGACATCGACGTGAGGGTCGAACTGGTCAAGGACTTCTGGGACCAGATCGGGACTCCGACCCAGGTCGCCATCGTCAAGGGCGTCCGGGCCACCAACCAGTTCTCGTGGGAGCTGGACATCCGCAGCAGTGGGATCCTCGCGTTCCAGTGGAGTGAGGGCGGCGGGACCCCGCGGGTCATCGCCTCCACCGCCGCGGTCCCGTCGACGTTCAACGGTGAGCGGGTCGCGATCCGGGCCACCCTCGACGTGGACAACGGCTCCGGCGGATGGACGGTCCGGTTCTACACGGGGAGCACCGTCGACGGCGTGTGGACCCCTCTCGGTGACCCCACGTCGGCCGTCACCGGAGGACCCACGTCGATCTTCCCGTCGATGAGTGACCTGGTCGTGGGTTCCGACGGGGACTCCCACACCAGCACGTTCGACGGGACCATCCTGGCCGCGAAGGTACTGGACGGGATCAACGGGACCGTCGTCGCCGACCCGGACTTCGAGGCGCAGACGGAGGATTCCCTCACGTTCGACGACGACGCCGGCAACGACTGGACCGTGATGGGCGGCGCCCAACTGGTAGGCACTCTCGTCTCGTCCCCCCAGATGATCGTCCCCGACAACGGGGGCAGGACCATCCTGAAGTCGGTCATGTACCCCGCGCTCAACCGGGCCATCCCCGAACCGGACTACCGGCCCATCCAGCGGGCGAACCGGGTCGGCATCTACAACGTGAGGTCCAAGTCGACACCGATCGCGAGCTTCGACACGTGGACGTCGCCGTACTGGACCATCGAGACGGTCACCGAGGATCTGGTCGAGCTTCGCGACCTGGATCTGTGCGTCACGGCATCCAACGTCATGTTCCTCCAAGTCCCTCCCGAGGACGAGAACGAATGCCTGACCAACCCCGTGTCGGGGATGCCCGGCGGGTACGTGGCGATCATCAACGCCACCGAGACACACGTGGTCCCGGGGTCGCACGCGTTCCGCTGGGTCCTCCCGCTCCGGATCGTCGAGCCGCCGTCGCCGCACATCACGCCCACCACGATCACCTGGGAGACGGTGAAGCGGCTGTACGGTTCCTGGGAGGCCTTGTGGGTCTCCAATCCGACGTGGCGGGACCTGTGGGAGCAGGCCGCCGACCCTGAGGACTTCTTCACCGCCTGACCCCGGAAGGAGGGGACCATGCCGCAGACACCGATCTACGGTCTGCCGTTCGAGAATCCGAGCGACCTGCCCGGGCACTCGGTCACCGGCGGGCCGATGGGGGATCAGCCGATCCTTGCAGAGGCCGTCGAGGACGAGCTGGCCCGGATCGACGCCCAGTTCATCCCACCCACCATGCAGGTGTTCGAGTCGTCGGACGTGTGGACCCGTCCGCCCGGCCTGCGCGCCGTCCGGGTCCGGGTCATCGGTGGCGGCGGGAAGGGCGGGACCGCAGGGTCCACTGACGCCGGGGAGTCCACCGAGGGCGGCGGCGGTGGTGGCGGCGGGTACGCGGAGTCCATCATCTCGGCCTCCAACCTGAATGCGACCGAGACGGTCACCGTCGGACTCGGAGCGACCACCCCGGGGGAGACGGGCGGATCGTCGGCGTTCGGCACCCACCTGTCCGCCACCGGCGGCAGTCCCGGGTTCGGGATGTCGGCCTCATCGTCGGCGGCCCAGCGCGCCCCTGGCGGACTGGGCGGGATCGGGGTGAACGGTCAGATCAACACGCACGGGTCCGACGGCGAGTTCGGCGTGATCGTGAACAACGTCAACGTCACCAAGAACGCGTCCGGCGGCGGCACCGCGCTGGCCGGTTCACGTCGACAGAACACCTTCGTCAGTGGCACCGGGGAGAGCGGCCGGTTCCCCGGCGGCGGAGGGTCGGGCGCATCGAACGGTTTCGACGCGCCGCAGGCACAGGGCGGCGACGGCGCGGGCGGCGTCGTGATCGTGGAGCACTACTACTGATGACTGTGACCTGGCCGGATGTGATCACCGGGTCCCATCGTCTCGTGTTCGAGGCGAGGGTCCTGGAGTCGTTCCAGACCGGCGACGACCCCGACGGCACCGAGATCATGCTGAACGACGGCGAGGTGGCGTTCGACTCGTCGACCCAGAAGATCTACTCGACCTGCGACGTCGAGACGTTCGAGTCCGATGGCCAGCTCGGCCCGTCGCTGTGGCCGCGCGGCCGGTCGCGCCTTCTCGCCCCGTTCGGCAACGAGTTGTTCATCCGGATCGGGGTCGACCTGGGCGGTGCCGGGGTCCTGTGGCAACCTCTCGGGTACTTCGTCATCGAGCAGGTCCGCATGCGGGTGGAGGCCACCATCCGCGTCACCGGAAGCGACCGGATGCTCCCGGTCGACACCTCCGACCTGGTGTCCCCTCGCGTTTACGGCCCGGCCACCACGGTGTCGCGGGTCTTCGACGACCTGGTCAAGGAGATCCTTCCGGAGGCGACCATCCTGTTCGACGACGACACCGGCGACGCGCCGCTGGGTCGGGAGATCATCGCGGAGCGGTCCCGACTGGATCCACTGATCGAGCTGGTCGACGCCTACGGCAAGGTCATGTTCTGGGACGAGTTGGGTTTCCTTCGCGTGGAGGACCCCCCGGACCCGGATGTGGTCGTCTGGGACGTGAGGTCCGGGTCCGGCGGTGTCCTCGTCGAGCCGACCCGGGACCTGTCCCGTAAAGGGATCTTCAACGCCGTGGTCGTGGAGGGCGAGGGCGGCGACACACAGGACCCGGTGCGGGCGATCGCCTACGACAACGACCCGACCAGCCCGACCCGGTACGGGGGCCCTCTCGGTCGGATCCCGATGTTCTTCACGACCCCGCTGGTGACCACCTACCCGCAGGCCGCGAACGCCGCGGCGGCATTGCTGCGGCAGTCGATCGGCGCGCCGTACAACATGGATCTGAACGTCATCACGAACGCCCAGCTCCGACCCCGCCAGGCCATCCGTGTCACCCAGCAGGACGGGAACCGTGACATCATGGTGGTGGAGCAGGTGACCATCCCGCTCGACGCGGAACAGAGCATGTCCGCACGGATGAAGGAGAAGGCGATCATCGTGGTGGGTGGTGTCTGACATGGTGGGACGCTCGTCCGACCTGGCACCGCTCCTCGCGCCGCCGTCGCCCACCCAGGGGATGCGGTTCGCCCAGGGCGTCCTCGTCGAATGGAACCCCGACGACTTCACGAACATCGTCTCCTATCGCGGCACCAGCCTGACCGATGTGCCCGTCCTCGCCGGGGTGGACGCGCTCTCCTTCTCGGCGGGCGATGTGGTGGGGATGCTCGGATGGTCCCCGAACGGTGGTGCCAGCACCTGGTGGATCCTGGGGAGACTCAGTCAGGGTCCGCTCCCCGAGCCGGTCCGTATCGTCGGGGGTGACCTCCGGCTCGCCGAGGGTGCCGACCTGGTGCTGGAGGACGGCGCCGGTGTCCAGGTGTCCGACGGTGGTGTGGTCACCGTGAACGGCACCATCGAGGTGACCGGGAACATCAACGTCCCGAGCGGCGGCGACATCACCGTGGCCGGTGGCGATGTGGTCGTCTCCGACGGTGGCGGGATCACCATCGAGGACGCCGGGACGCTGGAGGTCGAGAACGCTTCCGGGACCCCGCAGGTCCGGCTCGGTGCACTCCAGTCCGAACCCGGCACCTTCGGCCTGGAGCAGAGGGTGGACGGCCAGTTCATCCCGCTGTCGGCGCTGGCTGGTGGGGCTATCGTCGGCGCCGCCAACCCGGAGGTGTTCGTCACCGTCGGGTCGGGCGGCGATTCCGGTTGGACCACGCAGGCCGGTGGACCGGCGGTGACCTTCAAGACCTACACCGGCCGGTGGGCCGTCTTCATGTTCTGCACCGCCAGCGTGGAGGGGAACGCCGGTGCCTACCAGGCGCACCTGGGGTACCAGGCGTCCGGGGCGCAGGCGTTGGCACCCGACTACACGAGGTCGGGTCGTCTCACATTGAACACCGGGGCCGGGAACGGATGGTTCTCGATGTCGTTCGCGAACGTGCACACCGGCCCGCCCGGCACCCTCACTGTCGGGATGCGCTACCGGGTCCTGGGGGCGACCTCAAGTCCCACCTCGGTGTCGTTCCTGAACCGCGTCCTGATGGTGATCCCCTACTAGAACGAGAAGGAGAGGCGCGCAGTGGTCTACTTGGAGGACCATCCGCCGAAGGTCCGGCAGTGCCGGAGTCCACGCCGGGCGCTCCCGTCCGGCGTGATCGTGGTGCACACCGCCGAGTCCTATCCGGATGAGGTGGGGCCGGACACCGGGGCCGAGAACGTCGCGCACTTCATCGCCACCCGGACGACGTTCGGCAGCTACCACGACCTGTGCGACTCGGACAGCATCGTGCATGTCGTGCCCTACGACGCCGAGGCCTACGGGGACGGGACCGGCAGTAACCCGCACGCCTACCACGTCAGCGCGGCCACGCAGGCCGCCCGCTGGCCGACACTCGGCGATGAGTGGGTGGACGGGACCGTGCGGAACATGGCCCGGGCGAGCGCTCGGTACGCACGGTGGCTCAAGGCGGAGCGTGGGATCACGATCCCGGCCAAGCGGATCACCCGCGCCGAGTCCGATCGCCTCGTGCCCGGCTTCATCTCCCACGGCGAGCGCGATCCCGGCCGCCGGACCGACCCCGGAAACGCGTTCCCGTGGGATGCGTTCCTCGACCACTACGCCGCCGAGATGGGCGGCACCACCACCCCCTTGGAGGATGACGACATGCCGTATGGAGACTGGCCGAAGGCCGACCGGGAGAAGCTGGTCAAGGACGTGGTGGCCGGCATCCTCGGGTACCGCAACCCGAAGGACGGCGCGGACCTCTGGGCCCGGCTGAAGGCGATCCAGTCGCAGGTGCAGACCAGCAATCTCCGGGCGACCGTGTGGGGTCACCGGGGCAAGAACGCCATCAGCGGCGGATCGGCCACGATGGACCAGTTCATCCGGTCCGGCTATGCGAACCAGTGGCGTGCAGCATCCGAGCAGTCGGGTCAGGTCGCAGGGCTGACAGAGGCGGTCGCGCAGCTCGCCGCCGGCCAGTCGATCGACGTGGATGCGATCATGGAGGCCGCCCGTGAGGGTGCACGTCAGGGTGTCGGGGAGCTGCTGTCCGCCGACGTCGATGTGTCGATCGAGCTGGGCGAGACCGACGACGAACATCCCGTGACCCCGGGGATCGACCGGTGATCACCTGGCGTGACGGATAGGATCGCGACATGACAGCAACGACACTCGAATCCCTCGCCCGCATCGGCGGCAGTACCAGCATCGAAGCATGCCGCTACCTGGCCGCACTCGCCCAGGGCGTCGAGCCCTATCACGCCATCGTCGAGCTGAGCGCGCACCGCGCCCGCGTCGCCTGCCACGTCGCCCACGGTGCGATGGTCGGCAAGGGCGCCAAGGTGTGGGCCGTCGACCCGTGGGACCTACCCGGGCAGTCGGCCACCTACACCTCACGCATGTCGAACGGGATCCGCTACACCCGGTCGTCGGTCCGACGGTCCGTGGCGCGCGGTATCGCCTCCTCCGGACTGGCCAACCGGATCACGATGGTCCGCGGGTTCCCCGCCGACGTCGCCAGCGACTGGACCGGGCCCCGCGTGGCCATGCTCATCGCCATCGGCGTCGGGCCCGACCCGATCACCATCCACGACATCGAGCCGTGGATCCCGCACCTGATCCCCGGGGCCATGGTCGCACTGGCCGGGCCCTCGGAGGATCTCTGGGAGAAGCTCTGTCACCTCACGCGGAGCGATCCGGCCAATCACACCGTGGTCGACGACACGCTCATCGGCCTGATCTCCGGAGTGGCGCCGGAGTCAACCCCCGAGAAGGTGGAGGTCTCGACCGACGCCGACCTGGAGCACCTGGTCGAGCCGCCGCGATCCGGCCCCGGATCCGGCCGGGACGCCTGGATCGCCTACGCCACCGCAGTGACAGGCGCACCGGCCGACACATGGGAGAACCTGAGCCGCGACGGGATCATCGCCTACCTGGCCGACGGTCAGGTGGGGACGGTGTCGGACTGACCCATGTCCATGCTGTCCGCGTCCATCATGGCGCACCCGATGCGCGAGCCGCTGGTGGCCGAGTTGGTCCACCTTCTCGGCCCGGTCAACATCCCCATCGCCTGGGACACCGTGGCGACGCCGTCCAGGGAGCCGGAGCAGCGGTGGGCCACCGGGCGGCAGGGGTGGTCGCTCCATGACCCGGGCGCGGACTGGCATGTCGTCATCCAGGACGACGCGATGCCTGCACCGAATCTCCTTCCCGGCCTGGCGCGGGCCCTCGATCACGTACCCGATGACGTGCACCTGGTGTCGCCGTACCTGGGGACCCGGCGGCCGGCGCAGATCGCTTGGACCACCACGGCGCAGCGCGCCCGACAGGCGAGGGCGTCGTGGGTCCAGTCCCGCACCCTCGGGTGGGGCGTGGCGATCGCGGTCCGTACCGCAGTCATCCCCGACATGCTCCGGGGTGCCGACCGGTTGACCGGTATCCCGTACGACTCCCGGATCGGCCGGACGATGGCGGCGATGGGGAGCATGTGCTGGTACACGTGGCCCTCACTGGTGGACCACCGCGAATCCCCGTCCCTGATCGCGAGAGGGGATGAGGGCCGGCATGCACACGAGTTCGCGCCCGGTTCCGCTCTCGACGTCGACTGGTCCGGCCCGGTGGTCGATGACGGTAAACTTCAGAAGGAGAGGGTCCGCGCTCTGCGGAGTCGACCCTCCGGAATGATTGATGTGGTGCGACCGCAATGATCAACGGCGACAGCGATATCGGGGTCATCTGCTTGAGGCTCGAACAGCTCCAGGCCACCCTGGATGAGGTCCGGGAGGATGTGAGGGAGCTGACCCGAGCGTCCCTGTTGCTGCGCATCACTCAACTGGAGGAGTGGAAGCAGACCATGGAGCGGAACCGGTCCAAGCTTCTGATAGGGGCGACCCTCGCGGTGATCGGCGCGTGGGCGGCGGCTATCGTCACACTCATCACTGCACGATGACCACGAGAGGCAGAACCGTGAAGATCCCTCAGGTGACCCAGCCCGTCACCCTGTCGTCCGCTGTCAACGCGTTCGCGAACTCGGCGTTGGGTGCGCTCGTCCTTCTCGGCGTGGTCGACTGGTCCAGCGAGCAGGTCGCCGGGATCATGGGCGTGGTATCCACCGGCGTCGCACTCGCTGGCATCATGTGGGGTCGATCCCGTCGTCACCGCGAGGTCGCCACGAACGTCGAGCCTCCGGCCACGCCACCCGCTTGACCGTGTCGTCGGCGACCTTCGACACGGAATCCACCGGATATCCGAAGGACCGGGCACCCATCGCCGCGAGGATCGTGGCGTCCGCCACGTTGTTGTTGTCGATCCTCGCGTCCGGGTACCGTTTGATCGCCGCGGCCAGAACGACGTCCTTGTCCGCGTTCCCGCTCCCGGTGGCGTACTTGCATCGGGCCGACGGTGCCACCTCCCCCACGGGGAGACCGGCCATGATGATTTGGTTCACGATCATCCACCAGAGGCCGGACCTGTCGTGCGCCGACCCCATCCGACTGGAGTACGCCGGGGCTTCGATCACCACCAGGTCCGGCAGGTTCGGGTGGGGGTCCATCACGTAGGTGAACACCTCGGCGGCGATCCGCCGGACCCGGTCCTGTCGCTGTTGCAGCGTCGGCGGGCTCGGCTTCTTGGCCTTCGGGTGCCTCCACGTCCTGGGTGGCTTCGACGTGACCCGGTCGGTGCGGACCGTGAGGACCCGGCCGGTGTTCTCGTCGATGTCCCAGCGGCACAGGCCGGTGTCCGTGAGGGACAGGTCGATCCCGACGACCCGAAGGCTCATCGGGATCGACCTGAATGGACGGGCGCGAGCGAGCCGTGCTCGCGGGCCGCTGCGATCCAGCGGTCCACCGTCCCCGGCGCCCGGCCGTACTCCGCTGCCAGCTCGCGGCGGGGGGATCGTCCCTCACGCAGGTGCTCCCCGGCCTTCCTGCCGACCTCGTCCAGGAACTCCGGGGTCAGTAGGGGATCGTGAGGGGAGCGGCCGGCCTCGATCCGACCGAGGTCGCGGGACTCCACCAACCATGCGCCGCGGTCCCCGTACCGATGACCTCGCACCTTCCCGGTGACGATGTATCGGATGATGGTCCGCTGCGACACGCCGAGTTTCGCCGCCGCTTCCGCCGTCGTTATCTTGGCCATTTCGCTCCCCTCCTACGATTCCCTCAGTGCTGTCCGGCTACCTGCCGCCTGCCGTCGATCAGAACGGCGGGATGCTCTTGATCTGGTCGAGCGTGAGTCCGGTCGACGCGGCGACCTGCTCCGGGGTCATCCCCAGCTCGTGGAGCATCCGCTTCGCCAGATCCATCGGGTCCGGCCCCGCGTGCTGCTGTGCGGGCTGAGCGGCCGGAGGCTGAACCGGCTGGGCGACCGGAGTCTGCTGAACCGGCTGGGCAGGCATCGCGGCCTGCGCGACCACCGCGGAGTGTGCGATCGGCTGACCGTCCGGACCATACCCGGCCGGCTGGTACTGGGGCTGAGCCTGCTGCTGCTGCTGCTGTCCGCCCATGATCGCGCTCTGCGCCGGCCGCTGGTACTGCGCCGAGAACACCTTGATCGGGTTGCCCTTCGAGGACGGCTGCTCGCCCGTGAGGGTGACCGTGAGGGTCCCGCCGACCTCCAGTCCCTTCGCGCCGGTCGCCTTCACGGCGTCCCGGATGGCGGCCTGGAGGCCGGTCGACTGCTTCACGACCAGGGTCCGGATGCCGTTGTCCTCCGGGTCCTCACGGAGCTGGGTCTGGAGGGTGACCAGGACCTGCATCCGCGGGTTCCCGTCCGGCCAGGTCAGCAGGGCACCGCTGTCGTAGTCGGTCTGCTGGGCGGTGCTCGGCTCACGCTCGATGGTGCCGGTGTAGCTGGTGCCGTACGGCTTGGTCTGATAGCGGCCGAGGTCGTCCTTGGTCGCCCAGCTTGCGGACCGGGATCCGCCGCCCATGAGCATGTCGTTCGCGGTGGGCTGAGTCATTGCTGTTCCCTTTCGTTCGGTGGGTGTCCTTTAATGGACATCCTATGTATGGATTGATGCGGTGTCAAGCTATCGGGACGGGACCTCGGGCCTCGCCAGCTCGCGGCACCCGATGATCCTCCCGTCCTCGTCGCGGATCTGATCGTACGGAACCAGGAGATCGTTGCGTCCGGTCGCCAATGCGGCGGCCAGTGCGGTGGCCAGGGACACGATGTACCAGGTGTCGGGCTCCGGGTCCGGCAGGCCGACCACGCTCCCGTAGGAGGCGGACCGGACCGGATGGTGCACCGGGATCTCATCCGAGAGGTCACGTCCGGGAGTGTCCACGATCCTCGCGACCTGACCGGACGCCATGTACACGACCTTCATGCGCATCCGATCGTCCAGCCACACGGTCACGTTGTGCGGGGTCAGGTTGACGATGGACGTCACGGGATGATCCCCTCGAACGGGTTACCGGACCGCGGACCCGTGCCGGCGCTGTCCTCACCCGGCAGCGGAGCGAACCGGTAGCAGTCGTAGCACCCCGGGGCCCGGGGAGCTTGATGATGTTGGACCGGTCCGACTCGATGAGCCGCAAGACATCGTTGGCGCGATCGATCGCATCGAGGGCGATCTGACGGTCGTACGGTTCGACGCTGAACAGGGACTCGGCCAGGCTGGGCGAGTTCCGCGGAAGGTACAGGTTCGCCACGTGGGTGACCCGCTTGCCCTCCAACTCGTAGCCGCGACCGTACAGGTGACGCTGCACCCGGTAGACGTCGCTCACGCCCTTCGCGGCCACGCTCTTGAGGGTGCTGGCGCCCACCACCTTGAAGTCGACGACCACGCCGTCCTTGAACGCATCACAACTCCCCCGGATCACCCGGTCACCGATGATGCCGACGGTGACCTTCCGCTCGGTCAGCCACCCGCACGCCTTCCGCTCGGTCAGTACCTCGTCCAGCCACGCATGGACCGCGGTACCCACCTGGGGCAACCAGGCCACCTCCCGGGTCATCGGGATGCCGGCCAGCTTCTTCGCCAGGCAGCGAGGGCACTCGGTGCCGATCTCGGACGGCCCGATCAGCTTCTGCTGGGAGCGGGGGTGGTTCTGGATCGCATCCTCGATCACCCCGATCAGATCCCGATACGGGTCCCATGTCTCGCCGTCCGGCCCCAGCACCTGCGACCCGGACATCTCCGCCTGGGGCGGCAACTTCAGGCCGACAGGGGGGAGGGTGGTGTCGGCCACCGTCATGTCGGACAGGATCTCGGTGCTCACCTCACACCCATCCGCAAGCTGATGGGTGACCACCTCGTCGTTCATCAGCAGATCGTTCGCCGCGGGGAGGAACGTCCGCTCCGCCCATCCGGGAGTCGGGGTCGGGGTGGTCACCTGCTCCTTCTCGAACACCCCGCTCTCCCGGCAGCTGTTGCACAGTCGCCGGGAATTCCCCTTTCGGACCCTGTTCGCAGTCTCCTGACCGCACTCGTCACACGTGTTCCGTTTCCGTGCCATTCGGTTCTTCCTTCCTTTCCTGTTCTCTCGGGTCTTCCTGTCGACATCCACTAGTCGGCGGGTCACCCATTCCACGCAAGGGACCGCAACAGCGTTCCCGAGCTGGCGGTACCGCGGCGAGTCGGCCTGGTCCTTCCCGTCGCTGGTGGATGTCCAGCCGTCCGGGAAGCCCTGTAGTCGCTCACATTCGAGGGGGGTCAGACGCCGAACCCCGGTCTCCGTCTGGACCGCCAACGTCTGCGATCGGGGCATGGCAGGTGTCCCGTCGGCGACATACGAGCCGTACGTCTCGCCGCCGGCCTGGTGCGCGAATCCCATCGGCACGATCGTGCCGACGGAGTTGCTTCCGGGGCGTGGGTGGGTACGCAGGGTATCGGTAACGATGAGCGACCCCCGCGAACTGCCGCCGTCCCCGGCCCTGAGTGCGCCGCTCGGGCCGCCGGGCGGGCCTAGTTCGAGCTCCGCCCCACCGTCGCGGCCCCGAAGGGAGGCGGTCCGGACAGAGATCGTCGGGATCAGGGTCCGGTCGGTCGGGTCGAGCCGATCTCCACCGGATTGCGAGGTTATCGTGTGGGCGATGGTCGGGATTAGGTGACCGGCCTGTCCGGCGTTGTCATCCGGCCCGCCACCTCCTCCAACGCCGTTCGCAGTGAGTGCGGCAACGACCGTCCCCGCTTCTCCAGTCGCCGCAGGATCCCGGCCGCTGCCGTCGGGCTCAAGAAGTATTTCGACAGGTGCGGACCTGGATCCTCCAAGATGTCCGACAATGAGGACGCGACGGCGTCGCTGGGGCACTCCGAAGAATTTAGCGTCCAGAACCCGCTCGGCCCACCAATAGCCGCCCCGCGCGAGGTCGGCCCGTACCGTACCGAGGTCCCGTCCTCCGTTGACGGACAGAAGGCCAGGGACGTTCTCGCCGATGAACCAGCGGGGGCGTAGGTCAGCCAGCAGACGGGCGACGTGCACCCACAGTCCTGATCGTGGGTCGTCCATGCCTTTGCGACGTCCTGCCACGGAGTTCCCCTGACAGGGCCATCCCGCCGTGAGGATCCCGCGGTCCGGGTCGAATCCGGTGGCGAGGATGTCATCGGTGGTCAACTCCGTCACGTCGTCGTGGATCTGCGTTCCGGGGAACCTGTCCCGGAGTACACCCTGTGCCTTCTTGTCGATCTCGACGGCCATCTTCACGTCGACCCGCTGCCGCTGGAGCGCCAGGTCGAACCCGCCGATCCCGGCGAACAGCGAGACCGCATGCAGTTGCACGTGGTCCCGCCGCTCGCCGGTGTTCAAGGTGCTCAAGGTGCTCAGTCCTTGTTCACCTTGATGCTGATCTTCGGCTTGCCGGTCTCCATCATGAGCGCGTCGTACAGGTCCGGGGCGATCGACTTCCGCAGTGCCGTGGTCGACGGCTTCGTCTCATAGAAGGCCGGGAAGTCTTCCGGCGGGAACGTCTCCTTGACCCGCTCGGCGTCCAGTCCGCGGGTGGGGGTGACCGTGACCGTGAGCGGCCCGGCCCCGTGGCTGCCCTCGCCCAAGGATCGGAGTTGCGCCTTGATGGCCTCCTCTCGATCCGTCAGCAGCTTCTTGCCTTCCTGGATGCTGGCCAGCTCGGCGGCCAGCGACGTCACGTCGATCTGCTCGTTGGTCATGGTCCACTCCCGATCTATTTTGTCGGTTTGTCTACTTCCAGACACCATATCAATGGCTCCGGTCTTTCGCAAGGTGGCGTCGATCCGCGTTCGTGGTCCCCGCCCAGACACCGAACTCCCCCGGATTCTCCAGGATGTACGCGCTGCACGAGAAGAACAACGGACACCGGTGGCACTCCTCCTTCACGGACCGCTGGACCTTGATCGACTCGGACGTGAACGTGCCGATCCTCCCGTCGCACGCCGGCCGGACCTTATCGCGCTCCACGTGAAGCCGGAGCAGGTGTGGGACCGCCGGGTCGGGGACCACGCCGTTCGCGGCCCCCAACATCCGGGCGCCCAGTCGGACCCCGGCCTTCCCTTTCTTGGTGGTCACGGTGCGCACCCCCGGCAGTAGGTCACGCCGTCGACGCGCACGAACGGCAGCTCGCCGGCGTCTTCGACCGTGGGGATGTCGAGTTCTTCCCACGGCATATCCGCCGCGGTGACTCCGCAGGCAGAGCACTCAGCATTCATCGGTCGCATGCTCCTTCCGGTCGATGTGGTCCTGGGTCGCGGCATGGCGAGGATCGCCCACCGGCCACCGGTTGACCTGCGTCCCGTCCCGCATCACCGCGATGGACCATCCGTCGTACACGCCGGGGATCTCGACCAGGTGGTCGACGCTGTCCCATTCGATGCCGGTCACCTCTCGCCGTCCGCCTCTCCGTCGAGTGCGCGGACCGTCGGACACGGCCATTCGGTCGGCTCGTCGTCGCCGTCGTGGGTGCACGTCTGACAGAACTCCTCGCCGGTCGGGGAATCCACGCACAGCGATTCGCCATGCTCGGACTCGATGACCTGGTGCGTGTCCCTGTCGGAGCACTCGCACTCGTCGTCCAGCAGATAGACCGGCGCCCTTCGGTGCAGTTCCCGTACACGCTGGATCGCGGCCTCGGTCTCGGACTTCGCGTCGCTCTTCACGTCGCTCAGCCAGCGATCGAAATCGGCCTCCCGTGCCGGGTTCCTCGTGTCCATGGTCTTCAGCCACTCGACCTGGGCGGCCAGGTGTCCGTAGCTGTACTGCTGGAACGCGACCTCCTCCGCCTCGCGTAGCTGGCGGATCATCGCCAGCACGGTCGGAGGATCGAAGGCGGCGATGTACTCGGCCTTACAGTGGTCGTCTGGCACGTCGTTCGACGTCTTCGCCACCAGGTTCTCCCCGGCGAACACCCGCCCCGTCCACGCTCCGGACGGCACCGAATCCCACGGAACGTCCAGTATCGCCTCGGCCACGGCTTGCAGCTCGTCCAGCCGCTCCGGCGTCAGATTAATCACGGCTAAGAACCTCCTCCTGCGTGATGTGGTCGGCAGGTGACTCGGACAGGCGGCGGTAGTAGTGGTCCGCGACGCTGCCGCCCAGCAGTGCGGCGTCCCGGGACGCCCTGGACCAGCACGTCTCACATACGGCCATTCGTGCTCATCTCCATTCCACTCGATGTGGTCGGCGTGCTCGTATCGAAGGTGAGGTTGACCGTGATCTCCGTCATCCCCGCTCACCCCGCTCGAACGTGTCCACCCGGAGCACGGAGGCGTCGCCGCGGTAGAGCATCTGGAATCGGTCAGTCATCGGGCACCATCTCGTTCCTCCACTTCCACCAGTTGGTTGCGTACACCCACCCGTAGGCGACTGCCGTGAGGTAGAAACCCCACTGCTGGGTAGCAGTGGCGTAGACGACCCACAGGACCTGTGCGCCCAGCCCCACGGCCCATCCGGCGGCCTTCCCTCGACCGGCCAGCCGCAGCCCGAGGATCCCCACGGCGGCAAGGGCGAGGGACCACCACAGTGGCGTCATCCCTGATCACCCCGCAGCAGCT